ATGCTTCCCGAGCCGCTGCCCGACGAGGAACCAGAGGACGAGAACGACGACGACCCGCTCGACTTGCTGCCAGATGAGCCGCTGCCTGATCCCGACCCCGAACCAGAGCCGGAGCCGGAGCCCGATCCGCTCCCGGAACCTGACCCCGAACCGGAGCTGCTGCCTGAGCCAGAGCCGGTGTGCGCGGTCGCGGGCATGTCGTTGTGGACCCACACGCCCTCGGCGAGGAGTGTGTTTGTACCGGGGATGTGGATGGCGACGGTGCGGGTCGGCGCGTCGATGCGAACGGTGGACTCGACCTCCTCCTCGTTCATGTGCTCATCGATCAGGAAGTCGCCGGGCTGGATGAACTCGGCGGACACGAAGCCCCACTCGTCGCCGCGGCGGATCATGAACGGGTGCTCGGGCGTCGCCTTCAGGCGGCGGTTGATGACCATGAAGCCGTGGTGCTCGCCGAGGCGGATGCTCGCCACGCGCGCCGCGACAGGCGTGGCACCGTGCAGGCCGTGGTGCGAGAGCCAGTTGTACTGGGCGCGGTACGGCACATCGACCTCGAGGCCCGGCACCTGGATGGAGGCCACCCGGTCGCCGGGCTTGAGGTTCTCGATCGGCGTGAGGCGGCCGTCCTCGAGGCGGACGAGCGTGCCGAAGAGGAGACAGTTGCTGCCCGGGCCAGACCCGCCCGGCCCGCTGCCGCCCGGACCCGACCCGCCGGGGCCGGAACCACCGGGGCCTGAGCCGCCCGGACCGCTACCGCCTCCCGAGGAACCGCCACCACCGGACGACCCGCCGCCGGAGGATCCACCTCCGGACGATCCGCCCGACGACGCGCCCGACGAAGCACCGGACGAAGCGCCGGACGAAGCGCCCGATGATGCGCCGGAGCTCATGTCTGAACTCGCGCCCGAGCTCATTCCCGATGAACTACCGCCAGAGCTGCCGCTCGTGCTCATGCTCGACGACATACTTCCGCTCGACGAACCCGACATGCTGCTCGAACCCGCGCCCGAACTGCTCGACGCGGATGGCGAACCGCTCTCCGTGCTGCTCGACGGCATCGAGTCCGTCGTGTGGCTGCTGTCGCTCGACGGCGTGTGCGTCGTACCCGGTGTGTTGCTCGTGAAGGCGCCGGTGGTGTAAAACGTCAGCGTCGGCGTGCCGCCCGGCCCGGTCGTGTAGATCACGTCGCCCGTGGTCGAGTAGCTCGCGGGCATGCTCGGCGTTTCCGTCGGCGTGGAGTACGAACTATCCGGAGTGTCCGTGCCCGATGGTGTCGAGTAGTTGCTCGACCCGCCGCCCGTGGGCGGCCGGCCCGTCGCCCAGACGGGGATGTATAAGTAGTATCGGGTCGGGCCGTCGCTCATCGGGCGGCCTCCTGTGGCGCGGGGGAAGGTTTTTGGGCGGGCGGGTTTGGTTCGTACCACCCCTGCGTGCTGACGGGCTTGCCGCACTCGCCGGACGCGGCCTTCAGCGCCGCCGCGAAGTCCATGCGTTCGAACACTTGGAGCTCGCTGCCCGGCGAGCAGTTCACCACGCGGAAGCGGTGCTTGTCGAAGTGCGGACGCAGCGCCTCGAAGCGGCGGGCCAGCGAGTCGTACAGGACATTGTTGTGTCGGATGGCGTTGGGTGCGCGGTGCTCGTCGAAGGCGTACTTGCGATCCGTGCCCATCTTGAAGTCGCACCCGAGGAGATACACCGTGCCGAAGCCCAGATGATGCAGCAGCCGCAGTGCCACGAGCATCACGCTCCGCTTCCCGGTGATGCCGATGGAATCGGCGTGCTTTCCGTCATTCCCCCACGGCACGGAGTCGCCGGTCAGGAACCGCTCATGGTCAAAGTGGTCGGCGCGGCGGAAGAACAGCATGCTGGGCATCTGGTGAACCCTGAACGCGCTGTTCCGCATCGTGCCGTCCGGATTCTGGATGCGAAGCCGCTTGTCCCACGCGCACGTCGGTACGAACTTCAGAATGCCCGGGTCCTTCCAGCCGGTGTCGATGAAGCGGCCGGGGTCATCCACGCACGTCCAGAGTGTGGGTCGATGCACCGACCAGGAGTTGTTCACACCCATCGTGACGATGCCCCGTCGGTTGAGCTGCGACAGGTCCACCTGCGTGAGCGACGGGCCAGACAGGATGAGGAACGCCGAGCGACCGCGATAGAACCCGGCCAGCGACACCGAATCGAAGTCGGCGGTGTAGAGGCGCAGGCCATCCCGCGCGGGCTTGCGCGCCTTCAGCCCCGCCTGGAGCGCGGTGATGTCGGACTGGTTCTCACGCACAGCCGCACCCCTCCTTCGCCGCGAACCGCCCGACGATGTACCGACCTTCGGCTTTCGGTGCAGTCACCGTGCCGACACGTCCGATGCGCTCCAGCCACCAGGCGAGCGGCTGCACGGTGGGATGGAGCCCCTCGCCGGCAACGGTTGTACGGCTCGGGCGCGTGCAGATCGAGAACACGAAGTGTGCTCGACGGCGACCGACGCGCTGCATCTCCGCGAGCACCGCATCCACATCCTCCGGCAGCAGATGCTCCAGGGCGTCGAAACTGGTCACCACGTCGGCAACGCCGTCCAAGAGGCCGGTCTTGTGCATGGCCCGAGGCACGTCGGCCTCTGGGAACGCGAAGTCGACACCCAGACCGTCGAGGCCAATCCGGCGCAGGTGCTGGATGAAGAGGTTCCGTCCGCAGCCAAAGTCCACCACCAAGCGCGGCTTGTACTTCTGCACGAGCGGGATTGCCGCCGCGCCGTGGTTGGTCGCTCCGTAGCCGATTCCCGGCGCAGCCGGCCGCGCGGCGAGCGCGATGTACTTCTTCCGCTCATGCTCCCGGCGGGCCTCGATGTTCGGCTTGGCGGGGGCGGTCGTCGTCATGATGCCCCCTCGATGTAGATGTTGAACTTCCGGTCCTCGTCGGCGGGATCGGCGATCTCGATCAGGCTCATCGCCTCGAAGACCCACACCGGCTTGCCCTTGCTGTTGCGCTCGCAGGTGAGCTGCACGCACACGCCCTCGGGAATGGGTACGAGCTTGGGCTTGAGTGACCGCGCGGGCGGGCACTTGGGGAGGACGCCCGGCAACTCGCACACCGGCCCGAGTCCCAGCAGTCCGCCGAAGCCGGAGCCGGGGTCGAAGTCGTTCATGTGGTGGGCCTCGAAGCGGTTGATCGCCAGCCGCGTCGGGTCCTCGCCGCCGGCCGCCAACTGCGACGACAGGCCCTCGGGCACCGGGACATATCGCAGATAGGTGTCGCTGCCGGGATCGCCATCGATCCGGGCTTCCACCCACGGGTAGCGCCAGCGGTTGTTCTCGGTGGGGATGGGCTGCGCTGCCCCGAGTATGGCCGTGACGCGGCTGGGTGAAGGCTGGCCCATCTCGATCACGGCCCACTTCTCGCCGACTCCCTCCTCCTTCCACAGGATCGGGATACCGCCCATCGGCGTGCTGGCCAGCACCGTTTCCTCGGGAGCCAGCTCGCAGGTCATGTCCGTCTCGTTGGTGATGAACACCCGCGCGGGCGTTACGCCCGTGAGCACGCAGCGCCCGATCTGGCCCGACTTGATCGGCTGGAGCGCCAGCACGAACGAGAGCGATGGCGATTCCTCGGTGGCGATCTCGCCGGTCAGGGGTGTGCGGCTATGGAATGTACGCTCCTGGTCCTCGCTGTCGGGCTCGACCAGCACGCCTGTGATCGCCAGCGCGTGGTACGGCTCGATGTCATCATCGGCATCGTTCCGCACGAGCACAATGCCCCGCTGCGCCGCTTCGGTGAGCGGGCCGGCGAGGTTGTTCCGCTCGCGCCGGCGCAGATCGACCGCCGCATCGACGAAAGCGTTGTACGCCGCCGCGGGGATGCGGAGCGGTTGGCCCGACCGGACTTTGCGGAACATGTCTCCCATCGTCTCCTCGTGGGGGTCAGATCCCCAGCCCCGTGAAGTTGCCCTCGTCGTACACCCGCTCGACATACGCCGCGACAGGCCGCTTCACGATCGCGTGCGAGCCTGTGTCCTCCTGGTCGGCGTACCGCACCCACAGGTACTCCCACCCCTTCTTGCTGATGCCGTTGATAGAGCCGACGGAGATGCCGCTCGCGTTCGGACTGGCCGCGAACCGGAACGAGATCTCCCAGTCGTCGTCGGGATCGGTGCCGCGCCGCGACCCGGATGCACCGAGGAACAGGACCTCGCCCGCCTGGAACCCCTTGAACGCGCCGGCGTTCACCTTGCCGGTGAGCGAGAAGAGCGTGCCCTTGTACGCGGCCGTTACCTGGTCATTGGTGAAGTAATGCGTCTCGGAGAACTGGTAGACCGGAACGGTGATGTCCACGCCCTCGACGCCGTCGGCGGTGACACCAATCGCGCCCTGGAAGTCCGGTGCCGTGGTGCCCGAGGCCGCGTGCGATGAGACGGTGTCCTTGCTCTGCGTGATGTGCTGCGTGCCGCCGCCGGTGTCGAAGGCGAAGATGCTCTCGGCGGGGGTCGGCAGTGAACTCTGGCTACGCCCGTAGCGGACGACCGCCTCCCACAGTTCGTCGCCGACGGGTTCGACCGACACCGATTGGCGCGGAAGCGTGTCATACGTTGCCGGGCTTGTCGTCTCGGCCTGGGCGCGGGCGGCAAGGTCGTCGTTGGTGCCGCGCACGGTGTAGACCAGTTCCGCCGAGGGGTTGTCGCCCTTGGTGGACTTGCGGCTCTCGAACTTCTCCGTCACAACAATCGGCACGAACGGATCTCCTTAGGCGAACGACTGCGTCAGGCGAAAGTCAGTCCGCCGCTCTGCGCGGCATCGGCCAGCCGCTTGGTGTGCTTGGCGGTCTGCTCGGTGGCCTTGGCCGTGCGCTCGGCGGCCCCTCCATCGGACTCCAGTCCCTGCACACCCCGGGCGTTGAACGTGCCGCGCACGCTGATCCCCTTACCGATGACCTCGCCAAGCCCGGCGAGCCGGTCCTCGAACTCGGCCATCAGGTTGCGCGACGAAGCCGGACCGCGCTCGGCATCGGCCGCCTCGCGCTTCTGGCGGGCCTGTTCGATGGCGTCGGCGAGTTTCTGCTTGGCGGCGTCGAGCGCCGCCTGCGATTCCGCGAGCCCCGCCTCCGTGTTCGCCTTGAGTGCGGCCTGGGCCTCTTCAAAGTCCTGACCGATTCCGGCGAGCGTGGCCTCGTGCAGAGCAGCGGCCTGCTCGCGCTCCGCGGCACGCTCGCCCTCCCGTGCGGCCACCTGCCGTTGCGCTGCGCTCTCCAGTTCCGCCAGACGGGATTCGAGTTGATCATCGACAGTCCTCTTCGCGGCGTCCACGTCGAGCCCGGAGTCGAACAGCCCCTGGATCTCCAGTATCCGTTTGGCGACCCACGACGATGCCGACTCCCACACCTGCTGGAAGCCGGCGGTGAAGTTGCTCCAGGTCTTCGAAAGGAACGCGGTCGTCTCGATCCACGCAACTTCGAGCGCGTGGAAGACGATCTCCGCGGCGGCGAGCGCGCCGTACCACATGCCATAGGCGGTCGAGACGAAGAACTCCTTGGCATCGAGCCAGACCTTGTTGAGTGCCGCGACGCCCTGCTGCCAGATCACCTTGAGTGACAGCCACAGGATCTCGGCGGCCAGCGCGATGTCTCCCGCCGCGAGAGCGTCGGAGATGCCCCCGACGACCTTGGTGACCCACTCCCGCAGGCGTGTGAACTGCTCGCCGAGCCAGGCGAGGGCCTCGCCCCCTGCGCCCGTCGTGACGATGAGCACGCCGCCAAGCGCCACGATCGCCGCGATCGCCAGGCCGACGGGTGACAGGATGGCCCCGATGGCGGCACCGATCAGGCCAAAGGCCGTGCCGATGCCGCCGATGACCCCGGCGACGATGCCAAGAGTTGCCGCGATGCCGGAGACGATGTATCCGAGCGCGATGATGGCGATGCCCGCCACGGCGACGGCGGCGGCGACCTTGAGCGCCCACACGACCGTCTCCCGGTTCGCCTTGATCCAGGTGGTGGCGCTGACGACGATCCGGGTGATTCGCTCCGCCAGGTCCTTCAGCGTGGGCGCGAGCGCCCCGCCGATGGTGAACACGCCCTGCTTGAGCACCTTCCAGAGCGTGCCGAGGGCATCGTTGAGTTGCGCGGCGTCGCGGGCGGTTTCGGTGCTGACGGTGAGGCCGAAGCGCCGGGCTTCCTCCTGCATCGCTTCGATGCCCGCCGCCCCCTCGGCCATCAGCGGCAGGAGCTTGGTCCCCGCCTTGCCGAAAACGTCCATCGCGATGGCGGCCCGAAGTGTCGGGTCGGCCACCTTGGAGATCCGCTCCGCCAGAACCTTGAACTGCTGTTCGGGCGAGAGCCCAGCCAGCTCCGCCGCGCTCAGGCCGAGTCGGTCGAGTGCATCCACTGCGGTGCTCGATCCCTGGGCGGCTTCACTCAGCGTCCGCTGCATGATCCGCACGCCGGACTCGAGGGTTTCGAGGTCCGCACCGGAGAGTTCGGCCGCATAGCCGAGTTCCGACAAGGCCTCAACACTCACGCCGGTTCGGATGCTCATCTTGTCGAGCACATCCCCCATGTCGGAGAACACCTTGGCGGTACCGAGGAGTCCGGTGATCGCTGCCGCCCCGATCCCGGCCAGTCGTGTGCCGATCGACCGCAACCCCGCGCCGAAGGCTTCGAGCTGCTTCTGGGCGCGGCGAAGCCCGGCGGTGAGCTTGTCGCTCACGCCTAGTTCGACGAACGCCCGTCCAGCCCGGATGCCGCGCGTGTCAGCCACCGATCAGCCTCCCTTCCGAATGGAGTTCCGCCACAGCAGCGGCAGCTTCGGCCGTTCCTGCTCGAGCGCCGGGGCCATGTACGGCCGCGCGGCGATCTTGACCTTGTGCGATGTGAGACGGCCGCCCTTGCGCCGAAGCACGACGGTGTCGCCGCCGTGCTCCAGCACGTTCGGCGCGACGCTCTTCTTGAAGCCAACCGGACCCACGACCACGGAGTCCGCCGCCTTGTCGTACCCGAACAGGATCAGCCGGCGCAGGCTCCCCTCGTGCGAGTGGGGAGGCTTGCCCGCGGGAGCCGAGCCCTTGCGCTTGCGCATGCCGGTCTTGGCCGCCGTGCGGATGAACGCGCCGGCTTTGCTGAGCACCTTCCGCTTGGCACCATCGACGGCGCGGACGACGGCCGAACGGTCGAAGAACATGTCCTTGATCCGCATGGTGATCACGCGGTGCCCCCGCCCGTGCCACCGGTGCCGGTCAAGTCGCTGCCCTTCTCCAGGCCCTTGTTGAACGAGGCTTCCTTCTCCTTGCGGAGACGGCCCGAACCGATGAACAGGCCCGCGAGGCCGGTCAGCGCGGGGAGGGCGGGACCGAGCACGGGCAGGCCAGCAACGGTCGGACCGACCGTGTCGAGGGCCGAGAGCGTGAGTTGGCCGAGCAAGCCGCGGATCTCGCCCGCCCGCTCGATATTGCCCTTCCACTGCGCGCCGGTGGTCTGCGTCCCGTTGAACCAGTTCTGGTACTCGACCTCCGCCTCGTTGAGGCTGAGCGTCGAGGGGAGTCCGGTCGTCTGCTGGATCGTGTTGGGCGTCTTGACCTTGACGATGTCGCCCAAGTCAAAGCCCGCGCACGATGCCAGCACGAGCGCCATGAGCAGCAGGCCGACGATGTAGACGTAGTGGCGGGTGGAAAGCGAGCTGAGGAACTTCATCCGCGAGCCTCCTTGGGAACTTTGCCGTCGATGAATACGTCCTTGAGGACCGACACACCGACCGGGATGGGCCGGTTGCGCTTGGCGAAGGGGTCAAAGTCGCTGGGGTTCAGTCGGCGGGATCGCTTGGGATCGCGGTTGATGTTGGCGACGAGCGCCATGACGGCGGACGCGATTGACCAGTCGTGGCGCTGCTTGCCGTCGAGCATCGCCACGAGATCGCGGAGCGTCAGGGGGCCGGGGTCGATGCCGAGGATGCCGGCGCACTGGTGGACGAGCTTCCAGCAGTCGCTTCCCCCAATCCCTCGGACAGCAGGCGGTCCGCCAGCCGATCCAGCTCGCCGCTGTCCAGTTTCTTCTCTACCAGGTCGCGTGCTCGATCCATGACCTTCTTCGTGGCCTGGAGCACCCGCCCGAGGTTGGCCCGGTCCCTCGGGCTCGGGGAGAAACCCACGAGTTCCTCCAGCAGGGCCGTGGTCGCGTGCTCGATCGCATCGCCCGCCATCGCCCGCCCGAAGTCCTCATCGGAGACGGGTGGGTTGCGCGTGTCTGCTTCGGGCTTGCAGATCGCGTAGACCAGGTCGCACAGCAGCACCGGATCGCGGATGAGCTTCTCGATCAGCGTCCCCTCGATGACCTGCATCAGGTCCGTGCCGGTGAGCCCGCGCACACGCTTGATCGCGGCGACGTTGATGTCCACCGACCACTGCCGACCCTCGTTGTCCTTGAATGACCGCATGCGTGCCTCCGCCAAGGTGGGAACCTGATTCAGCCGCCGATCCATGAAGGCGCCGTCGCCGAGTAGGTCACCTTCGCGGTGACCGACACCGTGATCGCCTCCTCCAACGCCTCGTTCCGCGAGAAGTTGGTGATCGAGAAGTCCGCCTGGAGCCCCTGCCCGGCCGTCTCGTCGAGGATCTGAAGGCCGATCGGGTCGTTGCCGAAGAACGCGTTCTTGATGGCGGTGAACCCGGCGTCTGCCGTGTCCCACACCATCTCGAACTCGACGCTGGCCTCCTTCAGCGTGGCGACGGTGGCCCGCCAGCCGCTGTTGGCGCGCGTCGTCACGTCCGCCTCGCCCGCCTCCAGGTTGAGCGTCACATCACGCGTATTGCCCAGCGCTGTCCACGCCCCGCCGCCTGCTTGGCCGCCGGTCTTGTAGAGCAGCTTGGCTTCCATGCCGAGTTTGATCGCCATTGCCTGTTTCCTTTCACTCGGCGCTGTGGCCGACCACGAAGACCACCTCGCCCGCCTTGCTCCGCACGAAGATGTCCGCCAGGTTGACCCGCTCGAACGGGAGCTGCACGCCCGCCGGGACCGGGATCTCGACGCCCTTGCCGTCGGTCAGCGTCATGGCCTGCGAGTTTGTGTGCGCCGTCATGAGCGTGAATGTCGCCACGAGCGGCACCCCCGACAACGGCTTGTCGCTGTCATCGAGCTCAATCTTGATGAACACAATGTTCCGCACGCCTACCTCCGGACCCGGTACGTGATGCTCAGGACGCTGGTGAACACACGGTGCTGCTCCAGCGATTCGCTCGACACCACGGGCTCGTGGGCGATCCCCGCCCACGCCGCTTCAGGAGCATCAGGCAATCGCTTCAGCCGCAGGTGGTCGGTGAGTTCCTCGACGAGGTCAAGCATCCCATCAATCGCGGCCTGCTCATCCTCCGCGGGCAACTTCTTCTGCACGCCGACATCCACCACACACTCGAACGTGCTGCTGTCGCGGCTCGCGGCCGCGATGCTCACCGTGCGGGGCACGACAGAGATATGCAGGTCCGCCAGGTCCGCCAGCGTGAACGCGGGCTGGTACATCCGCATCGCGTTGACCGGCTGGGAGAACGTCCCCGCGTTGATGTGCGCGGCGACGGCGTCAGCGATGGCGGTGATTGTGCTCATGGGCGGCCCTCCGCCATTGCGTTCAGCCCCGCCACCTTGCCCTCGAGGTACGACACCCGCCGCTCCATCGCCTGGTAGTCAGCGCGGATCGAGCGGGCCTCGCCGATGAACTCGTCCAGCCGTTTCTCGACCTGCTGGAGCTTGGTAGTCACCACGCCCCATTGGATCGTCATCGCGCCGGCAGCGAAAATGATCGTGACGAGCACACCCGCCCACCGGGCTCCACCATTGAGCGTCGTTCCGTTCTGTCCGTTCCCGCTCGTCATGCCGACTCCGTTGCGATGTGCTTGGTGTGAACCCGAAGGACCCTGCGGTATGGATCGCTGTATCGCCAGGGAGGTTGTCCGCCAGGGGCATTGACCTCGTACACGAACACTTGTGTCCCGGTGATCTCTCGCACCCGATCACCGGCCCGCGGGAGCGTCACACCGGAACCGATGTCGAGGTCCGCTGTGCGGATGAGGAAGTCCCGCGACTCCGTCCGGTGAATCAGCCCTGACTCGTCCGCCTGCTCGAACTCGGTCTTCCCGATGGTCGCCTGGACCTCCTTGGCCTCGACCCCGCGCTGGTAGACCACGGTGCGACTCATGTGCGCGTGCCGCTGGGCATCAAGGAACGCCGCGCCTCGGTCGAGCATGTCCGCCACGACCGCTCCTTACTGCGACATGCGGATGCGCATGACCGTGTCTGCATCGGCGGCGGCTTTGACGACCTTGCCGATGAGCTTGTTGCCCGCGGAGGTCTTGGTGGCCACCTTGTTGGTGTTGTCCCAGTACGCCAGGCCGCCGGCGGGATTCCCGGTGCCGACGCCGGTCGCCTTGGGGAAGTCGAATACGCCCTGCACGGCGAGCGAGCCGAGTTGGCCCGCCTTGAGGGGCACGCTCGTGACGCCCACCAGATCGGTCTGCAAGACCACCGTTCCCGCCGGGGTGTCCGCCACCGGCGTGTAATCGATCGCCGCGCCCTCGTGAACAAACGTTGTCGCCATCGTTGATCCTCCTGGGCCGGGTCCCGGCCCGCCTGGTTCGACTGGTCCGCCCGGTTCGAGCTCGCCGTCCTTCCCGTCTCCGATCGGGACTTCGTCCGCCATCAGACCTCACCCTTGCTCTTGATGCCGCCGCGGGTGTCCTGCAGGGCGACGCCGAAGTCGTGGTATCCGCGCATCCGCACGCCGAGCTGGCTGAAGTCGGCGTCGGAGGTCTCGATGGTCGGGGCTTCCTGCCCGTTGAGGAACGCCATCTCGACAACCGGCAGATCGCTGGGGTCGGCAAGGAGATACCACGCCTTCGCCGAGTTGCCCGTGTAGAGCGCGTTGGAGAGGTAGCGGCTGACCTCGATGCGGAACTTGCCCTGGTGGGGGTTGGCGACGGGGAACTTCGTGTTCGCCGTGGTATCGCGCATCTCCACGCTCTTGTAGAGCTGCGTGCCCACCGCCGAGAGCGCCGTCGGAACCAGCATGATCGCTGGCATCACGCCCGTGGGCTTGCCGTCGGCATCCACGAGGTCCATGAACGTAACCTCGCCCTTGGTGAGGCCGTCGATGCCCAGCGCGGTGTCGGCGCCCGAGACGAAGTTCTTGTTGCCGACGCTGAAGAAGGCGGCGTTGTTCATGAACGCCGTCCAGAACACGTCGTTGATCTTCAGGCCCGAGCCACGACCGAGTTTGCGGGGCACGGTGGTGATGGCCCCGAGGTCGTCGTTGATGATGTCGCGGCGGTCGATCGCCAGCATCAGGCCGTAGGTGTCGGCCTTGTTGCTGTAGGTCTCCTCCCCGAGCGTGCCGTGCTTGAGTTCACCGCCGGGGGCGACCTGCTCGTACTGGTCCTTGCCGATCAGGCGGTAGCTCGTGACGGTCTTGAAGTCAGAGACGTTGCGGACGGCGCAGATGCTCCGCCAGACACGCTCGACGCTGAAGAAACCTTCGAGCAGGAACTTGTTGGCGACGTTGGAGAGGATGCCGCCCACGTCGATGGTGGACATGCCCGCTTCGATGCCTCGGCCGAATGCGGCTTCGAGCACGCGGCGGCTGTCACGGAACGTGCGGCCGGTGTATCCGTTGGCGATCGCGGCCTCGAAGAGGAGTTCCTGCAGGCCCAGCCCGCCCTGGAATCGCTTGGCGGCGATCTCTAGCGCCTGGGCTGAGCAGACCTTCTCGACGCCTTCAAGCTTGGCGCTCTGGAAGCACGCAGCCTCCAGCACCTCGCTGGTCACGCTGGTGTCCGGGGCGTGGATGGCCGGAGCTTTCGGGCGGCTGGCGCGGAGGACCTCGAGCTCGGTGCGCGTGGTGTCCCAGTTGTCACGGATCGCCTGGGCCTCGATCTCGCTGTGTTTGCCGGCGCAGACCTTGCGGACGGCGGCGATGCGGCTCGTTTCGGCGAGCGCTGCGGCGCGGATCTGCTCGGGGGTCTGCTCGGCGGCGGTGATGAGGGCGGGCGTGGGGCTGGAGGCGTTGGGATCGTCGGCCATGACGCTGGGCTCCTTGTTCTGAAGCGCGGCGATGCTCGCGCTGGTGCGGCCGTCTGCGCCGAGATCCACGAAACTGATCTCGCCGAGCGTGGCCTTGCGGACGACGTTGACCGGGCCGGTGAGTTCCTGGCCGTTGACCGTCGCCTTCTGGTTGTCCTTGATGAACTCGAACTCCTCGACGCTCGCGCCGACCGACGCCTGCCAGGGAAAGCCGTTCCGTGACGACGCGACGACCTCCTTGGCGGCCTGGGTGTCGCGGGAGATCACGCCCGTGGCGACGAGTTGCCCGGCTTCGACGCGGATCGCATCCGTGTGACCGACACCCGAGAGCGGATCGTGCCCGAAGCGGATTGGGCGAGCCTGCGAAGGAACCGCAAGGCCGGCGAGATCGATCACGACCGGGTGACGCCAGCCCGCGACGCGCATCGCGCCGCCGGTGTACGCGACCATCTTGAAGCGCGGGAGGGGCGCGGCCTGACCATCCGCCGCAGCGGCGATGGTGATGTCGGCGATCGCGGTGAGCGTGAGCGCGGGAATGGTCTTCGTGGGGTCAGCGGTGGCTGGCACTGGCGGTCTCCTCGTCGAGTACTTCAGCGGGGTCGGGGTCTTCGGCGGGCGCATCCGCGGCCGGCGCGGCAGTCTGCGCCGTTGCAGATGCGAGGCCGAGTTCGTTCATGAGCGTGAGTTCTTTGGCCCGCTGACGGAGCTCCTGCTCCCAGTCGCGTCCCTGCCGGGCGAACTCCGCGGCGAGCGTGGTCGTGTGATTGGCCAGACGGGTCGCCTGCGCGTTGGCTTCCTTGGCAGGATCGACGTGCTCGACGCCATCCCAGAACCACGCGTGCTCCGGGAGCGTTGCCGCCCCTCCGGAGAGCGTCCGCATGGACTGCGGAAGCAATCCCTCGACGAGCACCGCCTCGTTGAGCCAAGCCTTGAGGATCCGATCGAGAACGGCAAGCTGCAGGTGGTGCTGCTCGACGCGGATGCTCTTGTAGTACACCTGATGGTCGAGGCGACCGCTGGCGTAGTTGTACCCCGATGAGTTCCCCGCCGCGACGTTGAACGGCATGTTCAGGCAGCGGGCGATCTCATTGAGAACCTCGCGCTTGAACTCACCGAATGTCGTCGTCGGCTGTTCGGCGTGGACTTGCCCGAGCTTCCAGCCGCCGGGGAGAACCGTGGCGATCCGCTGCTCGAGTTCGACCTCGTCCATCGGCTCCAGCGGATCGGCCTCGCCGTTGGGCGGGCTGTCGGTGTAGATGACGGCGGCAAAGTTGGCGGCGGTCTCGGCGGCGGCAATGGTCGCCAGCGTGTATCGGCGGAGCTGCGCAAACAACGGGAGCGCCGGCGTGATGTCGGGAATGCCGCGGAGTTGGCCGGGGCGGTCGGCGCGAAAGTAATGCACGACCGAAGCAGCCGCGAACGTGTCGTAGGCCGTGAGGTCATCAATGGGCGTGCGGAACACACCGCTATCGCCGGGGTGCCGCTTCAGCACGCGGTAGGCCGAAGGGTTGCCCCACGGGTCCAGTGTGATGCCGTCGATCTCATCGTTGCGCCCGCGACGCAGCAGCGGCGTGCAGACCTGATCGGCCTCGATGAGTTTGAGGTCGAGCGAGACGCGCGAGCCGATGCCCGGATTGCTGACCAGCAGGGCGAACGCCTCGCCGCTCTCGGCGCGGGCCAGCCGCATGGTGCGGAGCTTGCCGGGGAGATCAATCGCACGCGACCACTGCTCGAACGCATCCTCAATGCGGGCATTGGCTTCGGTGTCGCCCGTCAGCATCTGCAGCCGGGGACCGGTGCCGATGGTGTCGTTGGCGAGCGTGAGGACGATGCCCTTGGCGTAGGAGTTGTTGGCGACCTCGTAGCGGGCGCGGTTGCGGAGGACGCGCCGCACCTCGGGGTTGATCGCTGCATTCGGTGACAGCCCGTCGGCGTTCGCCCAGTGCTTGCGGTTCTCCGGTGTGGTCTTGGCCGAGTCGAACTTGGCAACCACAAGACGGCGGGGGAGGCCGTCGCTGCGCGGAGCGTCCGTGCTCCGCTCAGCGGGGGAGGGGGGACGGCCGGTCCGACTCAGAAGATTGGCGATGGCCTTGAGCATGGGGTGTGGTCAGGCTGAACCGGGCGGGACGATCTTGGCGAACTTGATGCCGAGGCCGGGCTTCCTCGCGGCGGCCTTGGACGCGAGGTAGCGGTCGGCCTCGATCTGGTCCTTCAGCGGGTGCTGCTCGACGGACTGGCCGTCCACCGCCGCCTTTGCGGGCTGCGCCGCGTTGTCGCGGATCGCCTGCTCAATATCAGGGGTGGGGTCGGACACGGAAGGCTCCAGGACTCGACAACGCGAGCCGTCTCCCGGCTACCTACGCCAACGACACGCAGGCTGTCCGCGACAATGGCTGCCGCCCAGGTTTGTTCGATAGATCGAACGACTACGCCTGGGTTTCTCGGGTCGTAACACGGCGTCCGCAATGGCGACACTCCCGCCGGCGCAAGACCGCTCCCGCCAGCCGCTTCAGGTACACCACGCGAAAGTGCTGGCAACCGCAGACGCGACACACCAGCCCGAGCGGCGGGCCACCGTCCTTCGGTTCAGTTTGCCTGAGTCGCGGCATCAGCGTCGCTCACCTTTCATTGCAGAAAGGCGAATCCGAGGTCGGACTGTCACCTTGGCGTCCGTTCCGAAGAGCAAGGCGCCGTGCATCGACGCGGCCACCGCGCAGCCGACTACGCAGTCGAGCCAGTGGTTGTCGAGCCCTTCGACGCGGAGTTTCCACTCGTCCACTGTCCGGCCGCGTCCCTCGGTCTTGATGCGATACTCGCTGGTGAGGTGCTCGGACAGCAATCGGTGCGGTTCGGGCTTACTCCCGAAGAGCGAGAGGCAGCCCGGATCGCCCATCGGCACGGCGAGGCGCGCGTGCGCAAACGACTTCCAGTAGTTCGTGTCGAACACCACGTGTCGCACGGACCGCTTGCCGGTGATTACCGGAATGCGCCAGTTGAGCCCGACGCGATCACCGCGCTTGCGCTTGTAGTCGGAAAAGGGGATGCTCGATGCGCCGACGTACCGCCCGTGGCTGGGCATGAGCACGCCCGCGTGCGGGCTCTGGCGGCAGAACTGGTACACGACGTCGGTAGACGCGCCCCAGTTGGCGTCGATGAGGCAGCGGTCGATCCGGACCATCGCACCATCATCGCGCCGCCACTCGCGGGCCAGATACGCTTCTGCCAGCCGCTCGAGTCCTGCGTAGATCGCACCTTCGACGCCGGCGTGGGGCGCAGCGGCCCCGAGCGTGCGTCGCATGTCCCGCAGTGTGAAGTAACCCCCCGCCAGTTTCTGATCGGGCTCCGTGCCGTAGTCGATGACGTACCCGGTGAAGTCGTCTTCCCATGCCGCGACCAGGAAGAACAACGCCTTGCCCTGCACGTCAACGAACATCGTCAGCCGCGTGCATCCGATGGGGATCTCGGCTCGGGCCTGCCCGTTGACCTTCGCCGCGATCTGTTCGGCGCTCAACAAATCGTCGAGGGCCTGAATCTCCGGCAGCGGTTCGTTCTGGTACTCCGCGAAGAACGCCGCTTCGTCCTGAAGCCTCAGGTTCATCGCGTGCTGGACGGCCGACAGCTCATCGTGGTTGAAACGCTCCGGCCAGGCGATCCGTGCGCCTTCGTCCATCGCCGTGCGGTGTTGGGCGTAGAACGCGGTGGCGTCCGCCAGGCCTCGTTCCTGCCGAAGCCCATCGGCACGCAGCTCCGCGTATCGCTGCCAGAGTGCCTCCCGCGCGGGAAAGGCGTACATCATCTTCGTCCGCTCGCCCTGCCATTGCGGGTGTTTGTCACGGTCGAGGATGCGGTCGGCGAGATCGTCGGGGCGGACAACGGTCAGAGTCATCAACCCAGCGATCTTCTTCCCCGGCCCGGCGAGCCCCAGGATCGCGCCGGCGAGGATGCGCTCGCGGTTGGCGCACTGCGATGGCGACCTGGCGCTCTCGTCGGTCTGGGGATCGTCGATGAGGACCAGCGACGGACGCGAGGAGGTGCCGTCGGCCCGCTTGTGTTTCATGCCGCGGATGCGGCCGGTGATCCCGGCGACACGGATGATGGCGCCCGCAGCGGCCGAGCCCGGGATGGTCGGCAGAACGATTTCCCGCGCGGTCCACCCGATGTGCGTCTGCTTGCCCTGGTAGAGCTGACCCGATGCCCGCTGGTGGATGCCCTCCAGCGAACGGATCGGGTGGCAGACCTCCGGGAAGTCACCAGCAAGGAGTTCGCTGTTCTCCAGCTCCGCCTTGATCGATTCGAGCATGCCAGCCGCGTGCTCCTCGTCCGAGCCGATGAGGGCGACAAAGTCGCGGTGCCCGTAGAGCATGGCCCAGAGACACGCCACCTCGCAGAGTGACGTCTTGCCCGAGCCGCGCGGCATCGCCATCGCAAACAGCCCGCCTTCGAGCACCGCCTGCTCGATCTTGGCGATGACCTTGAGGTGGTCGTCCGACCACTTGAGGTGGAACGTCTGCAAGAAGTACACCTCGCAGAAGTATCGGAAGTCCCGTGCCGCGTGCTCCCGCCGCGCTGGATCGGCCACCGCCGGGAGGTCGCCAATGTCGCGCCCCGACAGCGAGAGCACGGCGTTTCGCTGCCGAGCCCTCTCCTTCATCGCCTCGTAACCGGTCAACCCCTCCGGCTGCCGCGCTGCTTCCGCGAGCGCCTCGTGCCGCGTGGCGACCAGCCATGCGACGTACCGGAAGAGATCGACCTTGCCAGCATCGCCATCGGCCGCGACGCGGAACCCTGCGCGCGTGCGGTGGCGGTGGAGCTGACGCTCGGTGATGGCCTCGCCCAGCGGCGTGCTGTTCAGCAGCCGCGCGAGTTCGCCGGGCTTGAGTTTGCGCGGGTCAATCGCCACCGCCACCCCCCGCGGCCATCTCCTTCACGAGCCACGCGGCGTAGTGAACGAGATTGAGTGTGCCGTCGGCGTTCGTCGGCGCGCCCGCATCGATGTCTGCGTGCAGCATCGATTCCGAGACCGGCTTCCCGCCCAGCCGCGTCAACACGCGGGCGGCGTCCGCCACAGGGAGCGCGGCGGGATTCAGCCCGGACTTTCCCTGTCCCCCTGATGCCGGCCCGGAACTAGGCGCGTGTTCGGGAGTCATTGCGAACCTCCCATGCGAACTTGCCCACATGTCGCGGAATGACGGCGAAACCGCTCCGAATCGCCTTGCCTGTTCCCGGATGTCATGGCTTCATGTGTCACAACGCGGGTCGGAAACCCGCGACGGAGAACACGAACATGAACGCGACGACGAAGAACATGATCGAGATCGCCACCGCCCTGGGACGCCGCGGGTTCGCGGTCGCCTGCCTCGAAGTCCGCACGCCCGACGGCCGGACCTGGTCGGTCGACGCCGCCAGCGCGGGCGGGTTCTGCCTCTTCGAGGTCGACCCGGACGGCCGCCGCGGGCCCGACGAGCACGACGCGGTCGACGGCGATACCTGGTACGCCAGCGACCTGGTGGACTACCTCGACGCGGTGGGGCGGCCCAAGACGCCTCCGCACAACCGCACAACCCGTCCGACGACCTGAAGCCCGCGAAATGCGGGCTTCTTTGTTTACCGGCAACACCACGCACCACGAGCACCCCCAACGACGAGAGGTACCAGTATGAAGAACCGCACGAACAAGAACGCCAAGCCCGCCCCCGCGCAACCCACCGCCGCCGAGATGTACGCCGCGCGGAGGAACGACATCGCCCGCCTCCTCGACGTGCTGCAGATGGAACTCGACAAGCATGACGAGCAGGCCAAGGCCGATCCGACCAACTGGGGCATCACCGGCAACCTCGGCAAGGTCCGCGGCGACCTGATCGATGTGGTCGGCTTCCTCAGCATCATGGACCGCGAGGACGTCGAGCGCTTCCTGGCCGAGTGACCGCACCGCACCCACGCATCCCACCGAAGGAGCACGCCCATGAACATCAAGACGATCGTGATCGCGGGAGTTGAACAGGACGTCAAGATCAGCCGCACGGACCGCGGCGCTGAGGTGACCATCGAGCAGTTCACCCGCCGCGCCGGCAGGCAGGACATCTGCATCGCCCACATCGCCCGCGATGAGGACCGCGACGCCCGGTACGCCAAGGCCGTCGAAGTCGCCAAGGTGGTCTACGGGACCGACCGCCGCGGCCGCGCCGCCGCCACCAACTCGATGGTGCATGACGTGCTCAACGAGATGGAGCGCATCGCCGGTTGCTAGCCGCGAGGCGGCGCGGGGAACCGCGCCGGCCCCGATTCCCCGCCGCAGCGTGCGTCGGGATTCCGCACCCCTGATTCGGAGATTCGCATGAGCACGAAGACCAAGAAGCCACGCACCCCCCGCGCCTCCAAGATGTCCAAGAGCGCCGCCCGCGCTGAGGGAGCGGCGAAGACCGAGCGCGCCCGCAAGGCCGCGCTCGCGGAGATCAAAGAGCGGCTCGACGGCAAGCCCGCCGAGCCCGCGAAGGCGAAGGGCGGAAAGGCCACCAAGACCCCGAAGGCCGCGAAGCCCGCGAAGGAGAAGAAGCCCACCCCCCCGAAGCGCGTCAGCGCGCTCGACGCCGCGGCGCAGGTTCTCGCCGCGAGCGGCGAACCGCTGCGGGCCAAGCAGATGATCGCGGCGATGGAGGCCAAGGGCCTGTGGAAGAGCCCCGGCGGCAAGACGCCCGAGGCCACGCTCTACGCCGCCATCATCCGTGAGATCGCCGCCCGGGGCGACAAGGCCCGCTTCAAGAAGCACGACAAGGGCGTCTTTGTGGCCGGAAAGGGGGCCTGATCCATGTCCGCAACGCCCCCCAGCGAAGCGCAGCTCGAGGCCGTCCTCCAGGCCGCCGTGTACCTGCTCGGTGCGCGGCAGGACCAGATGCTCACCATTGAGGAATGGACCGGCCTCGCGCGGGCGGTTGCTACCTGCCAAGGCCGCAAGACGGCGGAGTACCTGACCGACCGCGACCTCGACGATATCGCCGAGCGCTACGCCCTTGAGTGGGACGAGGCGACCGACGGTCCCCTTCCAGCGCTCGACGAGGAGTGAGGCGTCCATCAGGCCTTGCCCCCAGCCGCGACCTTCTTCGGGGGCGCGGCTTTCTCTTCGGCCACGCCCTTTGCGGGGAGCCGCTCCGCCTTCCGCCCTGTGAACTTCTCCCAGCGCTGCACGATGACATCGCAGTAGAGCGTGTCGAGCTCCATGAGGAACGCCCGCCGCCCGGTCATCTCCGCGCCGATGAGCGTGCTCCCGCTGCCGCCGAAGAGGTCGAGCACGTTCTCTCCGGGCCGCGATGAGAACTCGATCGCCCGCCGCGCCAGTTCAACCGGCTTCTCTGTGAGGTGGACCATGCTCTGCGGGTTCACTTTCTTGATCGACCACACGTCCGGCACATTGGCTGGGCCGAAGAAGCGGTGCGCTGCCCCCTCATGCCAGCCGTAGAAACACCATTCGTGGTTGCCCATGAAGTCCTTGCGCGTGAGCACCGGATGTTCCTTCACCCAGATGACCGCCTGCGCGAAGTAGAGCTCGTGCCGCTTGAGCACGGGCGGGTAGTTGCCGCAGTTGGCGTAGCCGCCCCAGATGTAAAACGTGCCGCCAGGGATCAGGACGCGGGCGATGTTGCCGAACCACGCTTCGAGCATCTTGTCAAACGCCTCGTCGGTGACAAAGTCGTTCATGAGCGGGCGGTCCTTGGCGCGGAGCTTCTTGTGCGTCGCGCGGCTCTTCTCGGGGTAGCGGTTGAGGTCGGCGCTCTGCTGGTCATGGTGGTCGGCCTTGCCCGGCAGCGCGAACGAACTCAGGCCGGCGACGATCGCGTTGTTCGAGCGGGGCTCGACCTTCACGTTGTACGGCGGGTCGGTGTTGACCAGATGGATCTGCTGCCGGTCAAGGAGCCGGTCTAGATCCGCGGGTTTGCTGCTGTCGCCGCACATCAGCCGGTGGTTGCCGAGCACCCAGATGTCGCCGGGCACCGTCGTCGCTGCGTCCGGTGCGCCCGGCACGTCGTCTGGGTCGGTCAGGCCCTCGTTGCCCACCGGAGCCATGATCGCGCTGAGGTCCTCGACGCTGAAGCCCAGGAGCGCGAGGTCGAAGTCCACACCCTTGAGGTCAGCGAGTTCCAGCGGCAGGAGTTCCATGTCCCACGTCGTGAGCGATGCGACCTTGTTGTCAGCGATGCGGAGCGCCTTGACCTGATCGGGCGTCAGATCCGTGGCGCGGATGACTGGCACCTCCTTGAGGCCGAGCTTCCGGGCGGCGCGGAGCCGCGTGTGCCCGGCGATGATGACACCGTCGGCGTCGATCAAGATCGGCACCTTGAAGCCGAAGGTCTGGATCGACTTGGCCACCGCATCGATGGCGGCGTCGTTGATGGTGCGGGGGTTACGGTCGTATTCGTGGACCGCGTCGATGGGAAGCGTTTCGATGTTCAT